ATTATTTGTAAAACGTTGTGTCCAGCGTTATACGCTGAATTGGCAATCTTTGTTAAAACTGTGGTTTTACCCACTCCGTAAGGTGCTAAGACTACCGCTAACTCACCTTTCGAAATTCCCCCATCTGTTATCTCATCGATACCAGTTATTCCTGTAGGAATTGGGTTTCTATAATCATCCTCTAATACGGATTCGAAGTCATCTGAAATCGAAACTCCATCGTCTTTTTCAGCTCCTACTGCTAACGCGTCTTTTAGTATCTCAGCACATTTTTCGTAGTTATCGAAATCACCCTCATCAATGATGTTTGTAATCTTATCGTTCGCCTTCTTTAATTCTTGTTGTCTACAAAAATTTAAAGCCTTTTCTTGGACGAATTTCCAATCTGAAACAGTTAAATCCCTTATCTCTTTTGTGATAGCAAATACGTAATCTCTAGTTATCGTATCTTTTATCTCCATCTTTAAAACTGTCTCTAACGTATCCCATTCAGGGATTTTATCAAATCTTTCATAGTAGTCTTTAATAGTAACTATAATTAATCTGAAATGTTCATTGTCGAAATACGGAGCGTGAATTATATCAATAATTCTTTCTGAAAATTTCTTATTAGCTGGATGTAAAATTTGATTGATTAGTTCTTGTTGAAACTTATATCCCAAATATCCTAACGTAACTTTTTTACTCATATTCTACCAGCTTTTTTGTGTTTAATAATAAATAGAAATTACAGTTCGATTCCGCTATATTCCACAGTAAAATATTCTTGTGAAAACGTCTCTTGTATCGTAGAGATGATTTGTGGGATTAATTTTCTTACATCAACACTATATCTAACTCTTTGTGGGTAGATATTTCCCTCAAATCTAGTTTTTGAAACCGCCTTGTCATCAATTTTAATTTCAAAATCAAATACGTCTTGTTTAGTATCTTCTTTTCTATTAGCATCGATTTCTTCTTGGGTTTGTTTTTTGTAAGGATTGTATTGTCTATACAAATAATCAATAGACTTTTCTTTTAAATCGTCTTTGATTAGAGTTACACACTCATCTGTACACCATCTAAGGTCCATAGAACGTTTTACTTGTTTGTTGTAGTTTTTAACAGAGAAGTATCTCTGACAAATAATGTTTCCGTTAATGTACAATACGAATTCAAATTTTTTCATAATTCTGTTTTTAAATGTTACTTTTGTTTTTTAAATTTTAACTTTTCCTTTTTGATTAATTTCATGAATGGTTCCATCCACACCACGTAACCATCGTGGCCACCAGGGATGTTATACATAACACCGTCATCTAACATCATTTTTAAAACATTCTTGTAGTCTCTACCATCAGGGTCTACAGGTAATTCTATTAATGAATCAATTTCTTCTTTAACCTCATTAGGTAACAATGGGTTTTGTAAGTTTATGATTTTATCATTAACCTCATAAAAATCACCTCTATGTGGTCCTGTTGATACACCGTCAACAATGTTTTGTAGGGCTTTTAGTGGTTTACCCCTTTCTTCTAGAATCTCTTTAGCTCTTTCCCTAATTTCATCAACTGTTACAGTTCTTTCCTTAAGTTCAGGAAAATGTTCTAAAAGTGTATTCTCCGTTACTAAAGAAATACCTTTAATAAAATCCGATTTACAACCCTCAATCACTTTAATTGTACCAGCGTTGGTGTAATGGTGATTGAAATACCAACCATAGTTACCTATACCAACAAGTTGTTTCTTGTCTGCCAAATAAATTGAGACTTCTTCGGTAATCATTTGACATAGGTCTCTATCGTTAGTGTAGATGATAATGTCTTCATTAGACTTCTTATTCAAAGCGTAATAAGCCATTAGGTCATCTGACTCACAATCAGGATGTATATACTGTCTAATATACAAATCTTCGGCGTAAGTCTGTACCCTAATTTTTTGTCTTTCAAAACTTTCGTCGAAAAACTTTGCTCTATTACCTTTATACTCAGGATAATAGTCTAGACGTAACGTACCACCACGTTCACCATCCCACATTAAAACTATTTTATTAATTTTTAGTTCAACAACTAATTTACGGAGAGTAGTGTAGAATTGGTAAAGTCCTCCGATGTGTTCACCTTTATAAAAAAGATGTTTAGCTCCATTGTAAGACCTTTTCATAAGGACATTACCATCTACTACTAATGTTGTTGTTCTTTTTCTTGGTCTACCCATTTGTTGTGAAATTATGAGGTTTCACAAATGGGCTTTCTTTTTCTTCTTCAGAAGGTATTAGTAAACCTAACTCAATAAGTAGGTCTTTATGTTCATCTGTTAATGTATCACCATTTACGAATCTTTCCATTCCCATCTGAACTATCCAAAAACAACCTAATTGGTCACCCTTTTCGGTAAGGGCTTCCAAATTAAGTTCTTTAAATTTATTGTAATCAATTTTCATTAATAATTTTTTATTGGTTTACATAAGTCCTTCTACACCAGACGTATCGTCTTTTGGTCCTTCTTTCAAATTGAATTCTCCACCCATTATTTCTTTCCAATAATCAGCGTAGTCTTCTTTGTATTGTTTGATAGCGTTTGGATTATCCTCGATATAACCGTGAGGTGTCGCGATAATCTTACCATCTTTGTAACCTAAACCATTAACATGGTTTTTTAAGATAGAGATTTTAGTTTTCGTAGCGAAGGCTACTTTTCTACCATCTTTGGTTGCGTCCAACTGTGATATACCTGAATTCTTTTGGTTTCCGAATAAAAATACTAAAGCTGAGTTTAACCAAATAGCCTCACCACCTTTAGCCTTAATTTTAGGTTGTCCAAATGGATTATCAGGTAATTCAACCCATGGTTGGTTAACTATTACCATTGTATTATCGTAAGGATAATCATCTCTTTTTGAATTTGTAATTCTTGACGTTAATCCCATACCGATTTTATCTGCCAACACTCTCGCGTTGTGCATCGAACCACCTTTACCTTCAAATGTCATTTGACAAGGAATAGACCCCACAGAATCCCAAAGGAATAAATAACCTTTAAATGGTTCACCGTCAGGTCCTTCAGGCATCCCATCCTTTTCTTGGATATCTAATAGTTCGTTAACGTAATCAGTAACCTGTTCGATAGTTTGGAAATCGTCGTTGAATAGGAATATCCCATCAACGACTTCATTTCCATCCTCATCTGTGACAAACTCAGAATCTAATCCAAGTTTTTCACAATAATCCCATGACCATTTTCTTTCAGTAATACAAAACACAGGTAAGTACCCTTGTCTGATTGCTGATACAGCTGAACCAATTAAAGCTGTAGTTTTAGACGAGTTAGAGTGTCCTAAGAACATATTGATGTTGTGCATCACAGGTCCTGGTAAACCACTCGCTTTGTGAAAAGCCTCACCGATATCAAAAAATTGTGTCGGTTTGTATTTTGTCTTACTACTGTGAGATTTCTTTAATGAACTTAAAGAAAAACTCTTCTTTTTAATTGCTTTCTTCTGAGCCATAGTTTAGTTTATATTAAAACGGTAATTCGTCCTCGTTATCGTCAGTTGACGCTGCCTCGTTAGAGGTTGTTGGAGTAGGTGTTGATGTTGGTTGACTGAAAGTAGCTTCCATATCACCCTCTTCACCTTTAGCTACAAATTTTTGTAACCCTTTATCCCATACAGGAGTGTCACCGTTTGCTATAATTTGAAGATACTCTTTTGGTTGAGCTTTGTAAATATCTTTCCACGTAGTTGTGTCAGACATCCAAGCTTTTGCCTTAGTAGCGTCTTCAGTTAGTAATGATACATCCTCAGACATGATAGATGTAATTTTTGTGTATTTTCTGTCATCTCTTCCTAAGATAAGAACAAGGTCTCTACCTTCTCTTGGGTGAGTGATATCACCTTTCTTAGTGAAGATTGGAATGATTTTGTCTAATGCTCCTTCCCCTTTCCAGTTGTGTGGGAATCTCCAAAACTTAACACCGTCTCCTTCATTATCTCTGTCGATAAGTCTTACGATGTAAAATTTCTTAGCCTTAAATTGTTTTGAGATTTTCTTGTCCTCTTCTGAACCTGTAGCTTTCAACTCAGCTTCGATTTCACATAGTGGACATTCTTCACCGTCATTGTGTTTAGCACAATATAGTTTTCTCCATTTACCACCTACTTGGATACTATGCCAGTGTCCCTCTTCGAATGGTGTTGCCCCATCTGCTGTAGGCATAATTCTTATTGTTTGTTCCCCACTTTCTTCACCATCTTCTAATCTTGTGGCGAAGTACTTTGAGAAGTCAGGGGTGTTATCAAAGCTTGTCTGTTGTGCTTTGTTCTTCTCATACTGTTCTCTAATTGAATCTAGAATGTTACTCATTTTGTGTTTTGTTTTTAATTAATAAATTGTTGTTATTACACGTTTTTTAAACATACATTAAGTATACTATAGAATATGAAATAATAAATAGTTTCAGCATAAAAAAAGGGTAAAAAATCTGTGTTTTTTACCCTTCTATAGTCGTTTTTTATTTATTATTCAATACCTGGATTAAACGAATTTTTAATGTCAATTTCGTTATAATCTTCAAGGTCTTCTTGTGTTACTTGGAACACTTGTTCGTCATTATTAGTAACCTCATAGTTATTGGTTGGGTCGTTAACTTTATCTGACCAATAATCAGTAAGTTTCATATTAAATGGATATGAATCTAATGACCTAAGTTCTAACTTTTCTTCAGGTGTTTTAATATCTGATTCAATTTTAGAAACTTTAGACATAATAGAATCCATCTTAGTTAGTTGTGCCTCTAGGTTTGAGATTTTATCAGTTAAGTCTTTTACGTAAGTATTGGTTTCTTGTGATGTTTGTGCCGCTAATTCAGCTGTTTGTTTAGCTTCATCAGATTTACTAACGATATCGGTAACATCGATTTCTTCAACTTCCTCTTCCGACTCTATATCGTCAGCTGCACTAAATTCACCAGCGGTACCGAATTCATCTTCCATTTCTTCACCACCTTCTTCATCTTCAGGTGAACCTTCTTCACCAAAATCAAAATCCCCACCTTCTTCGGTAGTTTCTTCTTCACCACCTTCATCAGCGGCTGGAGTTTCTTCAGCGAAATCAAATTCATCACCACCTTCTTCATCTTCAGGTGCTTCGTTTAATTTTCTTTTACCCTCAACAGAGTATCCTATAATAGAGTTAAACCTTTTAAGGTCTTCCGATAATTGTTCTTTATTTGCCATATTACCTTGTTGTATATTCATTAAGTAATTGTCTACCATCGTTAGTGATGATTTTTTTATTTTCTCTATGAACTAACTCTTCGGGGTCTTGGATTTGACACTCCTCACCTTTACAATCTTTTGTATTTAAGACTTTATTTAATTTAGCCTCTAAATCTTTTTCGTTGTTTTTATTATTGTCCATAATCATCTTTATATATAAATATCATAAATCCGATAAAAATACCCTATTAATGTTTGATATCTCTAATGTATTATTTTTAAGTAGTATAAGTTTATTCTCATACTTAACCCAATCTACCTGATATTCTTTATGATTTACATTACCATCACTAAGACCACTATCTCTTTCGATTAACCTATTTAAAGCATTAATAGTGAAAAAAGTTAATTTTTTTTTGTGTATTTGTATGGTTTTTGATAGTTCTCTTTTTATGTCAAATCTGACACCTAAATCTATTTTTAACTTATATGTTAATAGGTATGTATCCTCATTTAAATCAAAAACAAAAACCCTTTCTTTTTTGACATTATGTTTTTCCGATAAGTCGTGTAGAAACTTATTTAAATGTTCTTTATTTACAAATGAAGCTAATAATAGTGTTTTATATTGCATCCTTAAATTCCAAATAAGGAGTATACTTTATATTTAAATGTTTTAACTCTTCAGTGTAATTTTCCTCTAAATCATCACTAAACACACTTAAATGGTCTTTAAGGTTATTCATGATTAAATCCCTATCAAAACCGATAAAATCGATTAATTCTAAGTCAATCATAAAAATATTATTATCCTTATAGATGTATACAATCCTCTCTTGAAATAAATATCCGATACCACCCGCTAACTTCTCTATTTTAGAACATAGTTCCTCTGTGGTGTTTATTTTATAAATAACAGGGTCTATATTGTAAGTTTTTATGTTTTTAATTAAATCAATATAACATCTTTCTTTAAACTCTTTTAGGTTATTTTCGTATATACCTCTCTTTTCAGATTTAGAGAATGTCCAATAAATACCACCCAAACCATTTTCTTCGGGTTCACTAATAACCTTACTTAATATACTAACGTCTTTGAAGTTGTTCTTAACATTTTCCCACCCAACCACTAATGTTGGTAGTTCCATCATAGGGTGAGAACCCATATGTAGTGAAGTTATAAAATCCTCTATTGAAAGACAGTTAAAATATCTTTCATCAATTTCTTCATTACAGTTGACAATATTCCCTACAATCATTATGGCCGTTAAATTCTTTTTCGTATATTTGTATTGTTGTTAATCATTAATCATTTAAATATAAAGTATATGTCAGAGTTAATCAATAAAGAAAGTTTCGGGTTCGATTGGATAAATGAGGTAGAATCAGCTAAAGTTGAACGTTCTCAACTATTAGGTGAGGATATCAAAAAATTCGTATTCGGTGGAAACGCTACTTTTACTGTGGTTAACACTGATACTAAAAAACACTTCACATTCAAGGTTAAACAACCTAAAAATAACAACGAAATCTTTTTCGTATCTGTTATGAATGGTTCTGATAACAATTCTAACTACGCTTTTATAGGTACTTACTTTAACAACGGTAACTCTTTCCGTCACGGTAAAAAATCTTCTATCGGTAAAGACGCTCAGTCAGCTAAAGTTATTTCTTGGTTCTTCAACAAATTCATTAATAACGAGGAAAAGTACCCAACTGTACAAGTTTACCACGAAGGTAAATGTGGTAAGTGTGGTAGAAAATTAACTACCCCTGAGTCTGTAAAGTCAGGTCTAGGTCCTGTGTGTGGTGGTAAGAATCGTTAAGCCGAGTGTATACCACTGTTTATATATTGTTCGTAAACACCGTTTCCAGCTATAATATTACTAGGATTACCGAAATCAGATGAATTTAATAAAGTGTACGTAAACCATCTTTCATTAACAGTAACACCGTCTTTAAGTTGACTTTGTATTTCACTAGGTACGAAATCAGAAAGTTTTTTACTACAACTACCACAACCACCATTATTATTTATAGATATTTTATGTGTTTTACCTGTTCTAACATCGTTTTGAGCTACAATTAGTGTATGGTATAAGAATTCCATATAATCATCAGGGTCTCTAAATACTTGACATCCAGCCGACCAAGTTTTAACATCAGCTGTTTCACCCTTAGTATAAGGTCCACTAGCGTGTATATTCATACCTGGTATAAACACT